CGCTTATATATATTGTTGCATTTATTGTTTCATTAGCATCTAAAACAATATCATCTGTCAAAATGCCATCTACAGAATCATATGTTGTGGTACTATCTACTTTAGTTCCTTTTGCTAATGTTCCTGAAATTGAAATAATTGATCCTCTTACTAATATTCCCGTTCCTTTTGCTAGTAAAATAGATTTAGTTAACAATGGAACTTGATTTCCTGAAATAAGTTTATCTGGTGTAAATGTCCCTACTTGTGAAAATGCTTTCATTATTTATTACCTCCCTATTCCTTTTGCTGCATCAACCAAAAGATTTACAGCTTCTTTTTTACAATCTTCCTCTGTCTTATCATTCACTGGTGTCTCTTTAACATTATTCAAATTTGCATTAGCAGCATCTTTTTGTGCATTTGATAAATAATTAAGTCCTTTTTCCTTTTGAGCTTTAACAATTTCCATTGCTACAGCTTCAGCAGTTACTCCAGTTTCAAATTTAGCTTTATTGATAATATCTTCATTACCTGGAATAGCTAAATCTTCAATAGCTTTAATCCTTTCTCTTTCATTTTTAGTAGCTTCATTTACAATTTGGTCATAAACATCTTTGTTTTGATTTTTTAATGTTTGTAAATCCATACTCTTCCCTCCATTATTTTTTGTTTTTTTGCAACTATCTACAACAGTACATTGATTACAACCTTCTTGATCGCAACCGCAGCCACATTGTTGTTGATTATCACAACAGCCAGGACATTGTCCACAATTTGCACACTTACAATCCTCAGCATTTTGTGAACAATCAGAGCACTGACATGCTGAATTTTTTAATATATTTATATCTGTAGCCTTATTAAAAGGTCCAGTTATTGGTATGCTTGCTTTTTGAACTATTTTGTCTATATTTTCTGTAAGTTTTTTCTTTAATTCATCTGCATTATTGCATTTTTCAAGTTGTGACATTAATGTATCATCTGAAATAGCATTGTATAACATTGGGGTCGCATTTGAATTATTAGAAAAACCTTCTGAAAACATTATTTCATCTATCAATCCAAGATTCTTGCACTCTTCTGCTGATAGCCAAGTTTCATTTTCCATAAGATTTCTTATTTCATCTTCTTTTTTACCGCTTTTAAGTACATATGCTATAGCTATAGTATGATCTGTTACTTGTAGCATATTGCTTGTGCTATCCATGTTTTGATGTGGCCCTTCAGCATAAGAAGATGCATTATGTATCATCATTTGAGCTAAAGGTGACATCATACACTTTCCAGCCATACAAATAAATGATGCTGCACTTGCTGCTAGTCCTATAATTTTAAATGTAACATTTCCTGAATATTCTCTTATAAGATTATAAATTTCATAGCCATCATAAACACTTCCACCGCCACTATTTACGTAAATTTCAATATCATCTCCATTTGCATCTGACAATGAATCAGATATATCTTTAGGAGACGTAGCTGGTATTCCAAGCCAATCATAAACCCACTTGCTACTTTGCGGAACTATTCTTCCTTTTATATCAATTTTTTTCACTCTATGTTTTCCCCTTTCCAGCAATTAAGCTATTTTGATTCAACGTTGTTAATTCCTGTCTCATTTTTTCTTCTTTTATTCTTTGCCTGTTATTTTGAACAAAATCTCCACCAGTAAGCTCAACTGTTTCTCTCGCTCGTGTTGAGAATCCATTTTCAACACGAATTACGGCTGCATTTGCTTCTTTTACTGGATCTAATTGTCCAGGAGATGGTCCATTCCATTCGGAATTACAGTATGCTTTTTTAATAATCGGATCATCAAAAAAACCTGGAGCGTAAATTCTGCCCTTGGCTATAGCTTCTGAAAGCCATTCTTCATAAATTGGTTGACAAAAACTGTTAGCTACCCAAATTCTTCTCATTTTAAACATTTTCCAAGCCTCTAACAATGCAGCTCTACTCGCTGAATATGATGCATTAAATTGTTTTAACAATAAATCACGAGGTATTTCTAAAGCAGTACCAATTTGGCTACATATAGAATTGACGAAACCATCAAATGCAGTATTTGGTCTTCCTGGATTTGCTTCTTTAACTTTTTCCCCTTCACCTAAAGCAATTATTGCCCCTGGTGCCAGTTCATATGAATTTTCATCTTCTGAATCTATTTGCATATCTTCATCAACAGATTCTCCAAAAGGCTTAGAATCATTTGATTTTTCACTTTCGATAAAAACTGTAAACATTCCTGATACTACAGCTGCCATTAATTCAGCTTCAGTATACCTTCCCAGTTGTTTTAACGCTTCTATTACTGGTGCTAAAACTGGAACTCCACGTCTTTGCCCTATTCTTTCACTTTCCATTAAATGTAGAACATTTCTTCTACCTGTAGTTCCTCCAAACGCTTCAACTCTAGTCCATGTATAGTTTTTTATGTTATAAGTTGATAATGGATGAAAATTAGCTATATGATAAGCGATAATTTGTCCATTATCATCACATTCAACACCTTGGACTATATTCAAACTTGGATTATTATTGGGATTGCAAACTCTATCACCTTCCACAAGTTGAACTCTCAAATCGTATGGCATTCCTATTCGCTTATTGTAAGGTAACAATGCGAAAGAATCTCCACACATTATTTGACTTATAAATGCAAGTTGTTGGAGTTCGTAAAAATTATTTAACCTAGCAAAATCACAATTAACACTTTCTGCCCAAAGCTTAAATTCCCTTTCGATTATTCCTTCTAATTTAGCAGCCTCTTCATCATTTAATTTCAAGAAATCAGCGTCTACTTGTGGCTTTAATACAAGTACAGCACCTATAACATTAGTTCTTAACGTCTTTATTGCACCGGTTGCTATTGGAGCACCAGCATATAGATCTCTGGAACGCTGTCTCAATATTGTTATATTATCTTCAATATCTTCTTTAGAACTTCCGCCACCCCACATCCACCCCTTAAGGCTCTTTTTAATTGTACTAGCTCCATAATTTGAGTATCCAGAATTCATAATTTCGATTTTTTTCCTTGCAACTTGTCTTTTAAGTGCTTTTTCTGGTGAAATTGCAGCTATAGCTTTTTCAATTACATTCATTTTCTTTTCTCACCTCCTTACCAGGTTATTATTATTGTTGCATATGCCATTATCAAAGTTACTATTCATTATGTATACCTCTATAAATCTCTGGGTATAACTCTCATAACTCTATTTCTTCCTTTCCCATTTGCTATATTTGTTAATTTTGAAACCATGTTATTCCAATAAGTAATCTGATCACGTATTTCTGATAAATTTGCCCTTTGAAGTGTCCTAGTCCCTATAGTATAACTTTGTCCATTTATTACGCTTAGTTCTGCCTCTACCCAAGCATCTAAATGTGCTTGAGCAGTTTCTAATTTTATACCACTCATATTAATCCTCCTATATTCCTCTCGATATTACTCGTCTTTTCTTCTTTATTGTCTTTGATGCTTGAGCTGATGTACCATTTTCATCGCACTTCATTATCTCTTCTAAATTTGGATTTAAAATTTCCAATGCAGCTGTAGCATAATTTCTAAGATCAAATGGTTCATTTCTAGCTCCTGAGGTTTTTTTCTCCCATCTAATAATTGCCTTTCCTCTTTGATATATTATTTTTCTACGTTCTGAGGTCAATCCTTCAAAATATGCTTCATCATATCCCGAATCTACTTCTATCGGAAAATGACAATACCCTGGTTTCCCAGGGTATTTTACTTTTAAACGTGATGTAATTGTATCTTTTCCAACATCTACACCTATAGCGAACAGCCAAGCACCAGCTTCATTTTTCTTTTTAGGCCTTTGTATAAAAGGTACTCCACTTCCACCTTTACCTTTTATAGCCCAAACTCTTTTATATTCATGTTTCTTACAATATTCATATGTTTCAGTGGTATAATGTCCTCCTGAATCTATGCAAGTAGTCATTATTTTTAAGACTGTTCCATCAACTCTTACGTATGATTTTTCAAGCACCATTGTTAGCATGTCCCAAACGTATTTTTGTCCCGGATCACCCATTATTACTCCATATCTTATTCCCCATGATTCTTTTTCACATCCCCATCCAACAATTTCATATTCTAAACGATTATCTTGAACGTCAACTCCAGCCGTTAATACCGCTACTTGTGAAGGAATTTCATTTGGTCTTAAATTATACATCTCCCTACGTTTGGCTAAAATTTCATTCATGTCTAATTCATCAAGCTCTTCATATGGTAGTCCTAATGCTGTATTCCACCAAACTTTAAGAGTTTCAGGAGTTTTTTTAGCATCTAAATAATCATTTATTATTTCTTCCCACGTTTTCCATGGCGATGTAAATTCATTTAAATGAAATCCTCTTTTCTTTACTCTTTCAGGATGTTTTGCAATCCATTTACCTTTTAATAACCCTTTTTTCCATTCAAGTTCCGTGCCTATTGCACCGCAATATTTACAAGCCATACCATCAACATTTATTAATTCATTGTTTTCAGTTGTGTATTTTATTCTTTCCCATTCTAATTCTTGATATTCCCCGCAATGAGGACAAGTTAAATTCCATTCCTCTTGACTACTTGTTTCAAAATCGAGTTCTATTCTAGATACACCTTTTACTGTTGGTGTAGATACTTCTATAATTTTTCTGTTCCAGAATGTTGTTG